AATCAGTTGGTGCATTCGATTGTATGCTTCGATGATTTTTCGATTCCATTCCTCGAAAGTATAGGTGGAAGGCTTAGAACCGATAGTGACTGTGCCGCCTGCAGCAGAGGCCCATAGCCACTGTAAGATGAACTCGTTGACTTCCAACGCAATTTCATCGGCTGCGGCATCACTAATCAAAGCCATGCCATCCATGCCAAAGTATGCGCGTAAGTCCTGTTCACCCTCGATGGAGATTTCGCCCAAGACCTTGCGGGGAATCACGGAAACCGTATCACTGGTGAAGGTGAATTTAAGCGTTGAAGTGATTGCTGTATTTTCAGCACCATCAGCCCATGAACGATACGACCAACCAGCACGATTTACGATAGTTCCTGCCGCCGTGGTGCTAGTCTGTCGTTGGCGATTCAGGAAATAGACCTGTCCAGTAGGCCTATCCAACGGCTGAACAGAGACTAATTCCAAGCCAAGAATCTTGGGCATGAACTTTCGTATGATGCCCAAAATCATCGGCAACATCGTTGCGCCAGACCATGAAGTTGTCAGGACTGGCGTGGTAGTTTCATTGGTAACGGCAGGGCCAGCAGAAACGTCTGTCATGCCGAGTTCTTGACGAAGATTATCGGAACGCTTTAGTGCCTCGTCCAGAGTTTGCCCGCCGAAACCAAGAAACTTTACAGTATTATCCATTAACTTTGCAGTAATGGCTTGCTGATATTCATTCTTAAACGGAGGCGCAAGTTTTGTCTCAAGAAAACCTCTGTATTTTTCCAGGTTCTGTTCTTGTTCATTAACAAACAACGCCTCGTTTACAATCGGATAATTTCCCATATAAACCTCTGTTTTTATTCAGGTATTGCAAGACCAACAGAACACAACGCCTTATCCACTTCTGGACTGTTCTTTCGCTTCTGTTCCTTTTTGTCTTGCTTCTCGTTGACAATTACCTTACCAGATTGCACTTCCTTAGTAAGTTGGAGTTCTAAGGCTGCTTTCTCGACCGGTAATTTTGTTTCTACTTCTTGCTTACTTGCACATTCTTGCAGTTTTGTAATGAGAGGAAGGCAGAACTTCTCGCCTTGTACACTCTCAATTAAGAACTTGATTGCCGCTAGATGTTCCTCTGACTTAGATAGTTCCGTTTCCTTATCAGACAACTTCGATTTTACTTCATTGAGTTCCTTTGTTACACTGTCAACATTACTATTTAATTGTACAATATCATTTGCCTGTTTGTCAATAGTAACTTTCATTTCACTATTCATAGACAGGGCATTATCACGTTCCTCTGTGACTTTCTTGAGTTCTTCCTTGACAGGCGCAATGTCCTCTACGGGTTCAGCCTCAGTCGGTGTCTCTACCACGACTTCAACAGGGACTTCTGCTACAGGTTCAGTTGTTGCAGTTTCCGCAACAACATCTTGTGCCACTTCTGGCTCAAGGGCCTCGAATTTAACCATGACAGAATCTTTGAACGACTGAGTTCCTGGCACTAAAACATCAATGCCTTCCAGTTCATAATCCGTCACAACGCCTACGTCAACGCCATCACGTTTTTCTTTCTTGATTTCACCACGCCCACGCGTGGAAACAGTAATAGGAATACCAGCCTTGGCAATTTCGATGAAGTCTTTGCCACGCGAAGATTCTGCAATGCGGGCTTCGGTATAGAAATCTTTCTCTATCATTTCCGCTGTCTCAAACTTCAAGAAGGTATCAAGCAAATCTGGGATACCTGTTGGGTGTCCAGATTGACCAAGCACGACCTTTTTACCTTCCTTGATTTTCTGTGCCTCACTTACCCACACAGAAGTAGGGTAAACCCGTTTGTTTCCATTGACCTCATCGCCACGACTGGTTAAGAACCTGGCCGTGTGATATTTCTCGCCATTACTTTCCTTTTCCATGATAGAAAAGGCACAAGTCATCGTTTCGATTAGTTTTTCCATTGCTTCCTCTTTATTGGCGACCCACTTATCGCCATCTTTATGATATTTCTTTTTGACGTTGCTCCAGCCCGCACGACGAGCATCGTCTTCTGTGCCACCATCTTTGAGAACGGCATTGAAGGTATCAATCCATATCTTCTGTGCACCTTTCGGTATATTCTTAATCGTATCAGGCGGACTGTCTAATGTATATGGCATTAGTGTGTCCTTTCAAACCGTTCATTGTCTGTTTCTTCATCAATCTGCAATGGCCCTGTTAATTCATCATAACAGTCATCGCAGATAACTTCGTTTTTACCATCCAGTATGACTTCGTTCTTTACATCTTCCTCTGGAAATATATAGCCACATCTCTTGCATGTTCTAAGAACTAATTTATCCACTGTTGCTCCCCTGCGCTGTCTGACTGGCTTTGTCCCCCTTAGAAGGTTGCGGCAAATTGTCCATGTCCCATTTGCGACCAACGCATATTCTGTCCCACTCTGCATCTGTCCAGCCATATCGTGCCACAGCCGCAGTCTTACTATCAATCAGGTTGTTGTTAATGTCATTGCTGATTGCCATGCTACTGCGGAACAAAGCATCGGCCAGCCGCCATGAAGTCTTGACTAATACTCGCGGCCATTGCACCTTAACTACTTCATCCAAGTCCTGTCCAATGCTCCCAAATTTCATGTAAATAGCAAGGGCAAGCATGGGCCTGATTAACTGTATTTCCAAAATCTTCTGGCACCACTGGAACAGGCGTCCTGCCGCAATCTCTTGCTGTGACAAGTCATTGCTTCCACCAGTGGTTTTAATACCGACCATTTCCTTTGGGATACGTGCGAAAATCTTATCACGCAGATATTCCACGTCTGGCAAAGAACGCAACGACTGTAACTGCGGGTCTATCAATTCGACTTTACCCAAAGTAGGTGTCAATGTCCCGTTAGGCTGTGCAATCTGCTGGACTGGCATGAATATATCTTCGTCAATGCCATACGTCCTTTTTTCTGCATCTCTTGTACCAGTCGTAGTATCTGTAGACATCTTCGCATCTTTAATGCGCTTCATGTATGCTTCAAGATAAGCCAAGGCATCTGTCGAAGTCTTACCCGTAACGTCTACATAATGCAATTGCCTGGGAGAAGCGCGAAGAATACGAGTGATGACTAATGCTTCTTCTTCCATGCGGAGTTTATGCCAGTCTGCACGCATGGGTTCAAGGAATGAATTGCGTGAATAGGCCGTGTTGGGCTTCGGGGAAAACTTAAGATGGTACATTTCCCACGGCTCCCAACCGGCAACGGGTACTAATGCACTTGTCACCTGTTGATATGCAGCAGGGAAATCGTTATATTTCTTGTCTTTACCAGACAATACCCTGCCATGTTTATCTACGTTGACAATCATTTCCTTGATAGGTGGCATTTCAATGCCGACTATATTACCATCCGAAGAAATGATAGGAGCAACAAATGTATCTCCATACTTCAATGTATTCCGTAGAATCTCGCGGGCATAGACCTGCAAATTAGTATCACGCAAGACCTGATTGATGACAGCCTGATATTGGTTATTATCCGCAGATACCTTGAATCCATCCATGTCCCCATCATCGGAAATAAGGCAGGCATCTACGATGACATCTAACTGAGCAGAAATCCACCCACCATCCATTGTGTCGTATTCTTGTAACACAGCATTTCGACTATTATCATAAGAGAACATAGACTGATAATAGGACTTGAAGAATGACACATAATCTGCATTAGTGACAGACTTCGGCTCGCCTGGACTATTCTGAGCAGGTGATATTGCCGGTAATTCCGTATTATTCAAGCCAAGTCTTTGTTTAAGCCTGGATATAAAAGACATTATAACCTCAACTCTATCGTACCATGACTAAGTAATCATTTCAAGACTAATCTTTTGACAATGTGATGACATGCGGCAATGGATTTGTTTCCATTGCATTGACTAAAATAGACCCTGTTCCACTCATATTTCGCCTGAATATGATGGGGTCGCGCAAGACTATATTATAAGCAGGGAATCCTTCTCGTTCAGTAGCCACACGATGATTTTCGCAAAGGAAGGCAAAGGCAAATAC